AGCAATCACAATTCTCTTTTTCTTATACCTTATTTCACTACACTGCACTCAGCGCCTTAAACAGCCCAGAATCGAGATTATTAGAGCGAGCCAAGCTGCCAAAGCAGAAAACCTCTCAAAATAACGCCAAATGTTAAATGAGTCGACGGTCTCTTTATAAAGTTGAGACAGCACATTCTTACCCCCAGCAACCGAGTCCTGAAATATCATTGTTTCCACCAGCTTTTCTTTCTCAGAAGCGAGCCAGCTCCATCCCTCCCAATCTTGTGCCACACCGTGTGCGGGGGGAGTATGAAGCACTGCAAATTGATAACTTATGTTGTCGAATAAGTAGATCGGAGTGACGGCGCCTCCATATGAAGTGCACTTGCTCCCATCTGGGTCAGTCTTTATCCTGCCATCGGCGAAAATGTATCCTGATGCGCAATTTGAGTCCCCGAAATCCCCTATCTGAAAACAGGGGCACATGTGGAAGAGCTCTTTGTTGAACCACTTGCTTCTGCCCTCTACGCCGACCAGTTTCCCGATTAATTCGTCGTCCAATTTCCCAACACTATTTATAACTTCGGTAAGAGTGTTCGTTAATTCGCCGACCAGCTGGTAGAGTTGCACCATATTGTACCCAGCCTCTTGATGGGACCACATCTGGACATCTATCACTTCCTTGATGTCCTGCAGGGAGGCAGCCTTTCCTAATTTGGATTGTATCCAGGCTTTATTCGCATACTTCTTCCCCCCACTCTTTCCGCTTATTTTAACTTCATCGTCCAGACTTATCAGGAAGTTACTGAAGGATGCAGTTAACCCCTCACCAAAGGTCACAAACTGCCCCTCATCCTCATCGAATTTGTCATTGAGCTGGCAAACTGGAGTTTGGTCATTCCCGAAGAAACAGTTAAGCTCCGTGAGAAAAGTGTCCATTTCAGTGTTCCCATACTCAAAATACAGATTGGTTTCAGCGTCGATTTTGTAGAGGTGCTTGTCCAAGATTATTTCATTGCCATGTTGATCATAAGTGGCTAAGGAGTAGAAAACCTCAGGAGAGTCTCCCCCTCTAGTCCTTTTTACGTTGGAGAAATGGATTGGGTACTTGCTTTTACTAACACCGCACCTCCACGTTGAGATGCACGTATGGTAAGGGAATGACATCCACTCTTCGTTGTTCCCGTTGTACTCCTTTGATTCTGCCGAATTTTTGTTGGTACTCTCATCATGGCAAGCGTCTGCTCCGTTCCCCCAGCAATCTCCTCCTTTGGGGCACTCTACCCCATATTGGCATTTTTTATCTATTGCCCATTTTTGCAGTTCTTCAGCGCTAGGAGGATACATACTGTGAGCCTTGTAACAACCGGTGTTGCTGTCTAGGACGCCTCCTTCATAGCAGTAAGCAGTGTACCGACTTCTGTACCCCATCACTCCATCTACTTCCTTGATGACTTTCCAAACATGTGCGTGGGTCTTGTGATTTGACACGTTTATGGTCGGCATTTTATAATGGGCTATGCGATAAGGTCCGGAGCATGACTCACTGGAACATGGAGAGGGTTGAGCCCCTTGAATCAACATAAGTAAGCACAAGACAATCATTGTTAAGGAAAAGAGAATGTGATTGCT